TCACTTCTCCGGGAAGTATTGGCCAAGCGCCTTATCTAGGCGCGCCTTGTCTTCTTCGGTCCATTCGTTCTCGGCGGAAGCGCTGGGGGCAGTGAGCGACGCCGATCCATTTGCAATTTTCTTCATTGCCTCGGCGACCTGAGGGTCATTCGCAACAGCCTCCTGGACCGGCTTGTGGGCGGGGTTTCCAAAGTACATAACCATTCCTCTCGTTTTGATGCCTTCGCGAATCGAATTGAAATCGCAAGGGCCCAGCAGGTTGTGGGAGCGGTCAGTCAAGTCGAAAAATTTGACCTGCCCACCGCTGAAACGATCTGCCATCTTGGCGGTTTCTACCGCCTTCCTCGCGTCCTTATTGCTCTTCCAACAACTGTACGCGGACCATGCACCAGTGCCTGCGAAGCAGGAATCATCATTGGTGATGTCCTGGTTATGACTGAAAACCACCTTGCGAGTTGCAATGTCCACCATGCAAATCGCGATACCTTTAGACACGCCAGGACGATTTATTACAGCGTGCCCTGGTGAAGCTATCCATTGCTTCCACTCATGAATCCGTTCGCTATTCCCAGCGAACATGAAGATCACGCCGCGCGTTTCACACGCGACAATTTTCTCGAATATTGCGTCATCGATATAAATGGCAGCGTGCGGTAGCCCATAGGACCACCGCGAATCGGTAGCGACGACCGCGCCAGCTTGATCGAAAACGTTGGTTGTCATTATTCTTGTCGACCAAACACAACTTGCCGACTAAGTCAAACGTGCGGCGAAATGTAACGCCACGACCATGAATGATCAATCAGCGTTACACGCGGTGGTGCATTGATCTGGCAAACCGCAGCGTCTTTGCGACATCTTCACGGCAGTTCGGCGGGCGATTTCGGAGCCGGTTGACCATGGCAACTGTATGCTTTCACAGTGTCTTGGCCCCTTTACGACCGAACCCGCGATGCCACGATCTGGCCTGGCTGGCGCGACTGCGGGAACGGGCTGTACGCGCGTCCGGACGGCGTCATGGTCCGCCAGCCGCCCCCGAGAACGCATCCGCCGGGTTATGCCCGTCGGGTGATCATTGCCGGCGGCGTCGACCGCTACTCGCAGGTCGACGCTGGCCGCGTACACGCCGCCTTGGACCGCGCTCACTGGCGCAAGCCGTTCACCCTGCTAGTCCACACGGGGCTCCCTGGTGCGGCCTCGATCGCCGGGGAGTGGGCGTTGACCAATGGCGTCGAGCAGGAGTCCTTCCGGGTGATCGACGAGCTGGGAGACCAGGCCGATGCCGATCGCAACGCCCGGATGGTCGCCGCCTTCGCCGACGGGATGATCGCCTTCCCGGGCGACCGCAGCACCGCGGACCTGTGCATGCGCGCCGGCGCGGCCGGTATCCCGATCTGGTACCCCTATGGCAGTTGACGGACTGTTGAATCAGTCAACGATCACGAAGACCCCAAAGCAGGCGACGACGATCGAGATTGCAAACATCAGCAGTTCCCGCCCGAGGTCTCGGCGAGTTGCGAGCAACGCGCTAACGGCAACTCGCTGTGATTGTGGTCCGCCCATGGCGAGTTCCTTTAGTGAACGACCCGCCTCAGGGACGAGGAGGTGCGTCTTTATGAGCTGCACTGCTCAAGAAAACAGCCACGCCGATCGCCGCGAGAACTGTGCCTAGAACGCTTCCGGTTCCGTAACGCACCGACACACCCAGGACGTAGATGAAGACGCCACAGGGCGCCAACACTTTCAGCGAATGGGACAGGTCAAGCAGCATGCGAATGCCTAGTGTGAAACCGGAATCACGGTAGCTACGGAACATTAGCGCTGCCTTAAGTGGGTACGCCGGCAAGATGGGGTGGCAGCGGCCTGCTCGATCACCTCCTCAGCGCGTCGTAGGCGCGCTCGCAGGCGAGCCCGGCACCCCGGGCATCGTCGAAGGCTCGAGCCAGCTCTCCCGACGTATCGTCAGACCGGCCGAGCACGTCGGTGAGCACCAGGCCGGCGCCGGCGGTTGCCTCGCCTGCACCGGGAGCGGCGGGATGGGGGCCGGCTGGACCACAAGCGGCGGCGAGCTGGGCGGCGCGGTCGCGCAGCCGGCGAGCAGCAGCATCGGCAGCCAGCGCATCAGTGCGGGCCTGGGCCTGTTGTTTCTCGGCATTGCGGATCACCTCCTGTTGCTCGTCGACGCGGCGCTGGGTTTCGGCGCGGACCTGGTCGTTGGCCACCAGCGCGCGCTCGGCCGCGCGCAGGCGCTCGTCGCGGCGATCGCGCTGCTCGGTGGCCAGCGCGGTCTCGCCCTTCGACACGCGCAGGGTCTGCACGCCCACCGAGGCGGCCAACAGCAGGCAGAGCCCCCAGGGCACCGCGCCGGGGATGATCGAGAGCCAGCGGATCATCTGAGCCTTCAAGCGCTGCGGGTTGAGAGAACGAAATCGCGGGCCCGAGCGTGGTTCTCGGGCCAGTCTTCGGGGTGCGGCTTGCCCGGCCGCCACAGGCGCTCGGCGTAGAGGTGCCACGACCCGGCCGCGTCATCGATGCTCGGTAGCCGGAATGGATCGGTCAGCAACAGCAGGCGCGCGACGCCGGCGGCGAGCACGTCGTCACGCTCGAGCTGCAGCCAGATCTCGCGCGGGTCGTGGGCGCAGTTGCGAGCGCGGACCAGGTCCTGCAGAAGCGCGCGGCTGGCCCGGTGCTTGTAGACCCCTTTCACGCCGCCGAGCTCGAACTGCCAGAGGCCTCGCGCCGGGCCCTTCAGCTGCGGCTGCCTGCGGTCGACCACTTGCCAACGATCGACCAGACGGGATTCCTGAAGGCCGATCGCCAGCAGGATCACGCGGGCTCGAGGACTGTCGGCATAGACCGGCAGGTATCTCAGCGCCGGATCGATCGCCGTGCGCGAGATCTCGGCGAGCAGCTCGTCCATCGACGCCTCAGCGCGCCAGCACGTGGGCCCGCAGGTCCGGCTCGCTGTACTTCCCCGAGGGGTCGTGCACGAACACCGGGTCCTTGAACAGCAGCGTGGTCGTCTCGGGCGTCTTCCAGCCCTGCGAGTCGGTGCGGTCATGTCCCCACGGGTACGCCCCGAACTTCGCCCAGGGCACCCGCGTGTCGCCGGTGTTGTAGGAGATCGGGCCGCTGTAGTCGACCAGCTGCACGCCGTCGCGCCACACCTTGTAGTAGCCGCCCTCACCGGCCTTCGGCGTGATCTTGGCCTTGACCACGAACACGGTCCACTTCTGGGTCGGGATGCCGGCCGACTGCCACTCGCGCGCCTGGTTGCCCGCCGCGGTCGGGCTCGGGCTCGAGTTCCAGCGCAGCTGCAGCTTGATCTTCTCGTCCTGCAGGATGAAGACTGCCCACGGGTTGACGCAGCATTCCTGGTGCCACTGGCTGATGACGATCTCGCGCGGCACCGCTGTCCAGTTCGGCAGGTGGAGGCCGAAGGCATACCAGATGTCGGTGCCCGTCTTCAGCTTGCCCGGCTGCGAGTGCCACCAGCTCACCTCGCAGCGAGGGGCCCCCGACACCAGGCCGTCGAACTTGTTCGGCGCGAAGAGCAGCGCCTTCTTGCTCGGGTCGGCCGGGTCGGCCACCTTGCCGAAGCGCATGCCCAATGGCGTGGTGCTGGTGAAGCCATTCGCGTCGTTGATGCCCTTGATCGGCCCACGCTTGTCGCCGTCGCACTCCAGCCCTGCGCCGCCGACCTCCTGCGCGAAGGGCACGGTGGGGTTGATCTCCGCGAAGATGTCCGCGGGCGCGATCTTGCTGACCGGCGGCACCACAACGGGCGGCGGATCAGTCTGCGGCGTCGACGCCGGCGGCGCGGGCACGGGGGCCGCCTGCAGCGCCTTGACGGCTGCCTCGAGCGCGGTCACTCGAGTGGCCAGCGCCGGCACTTGCGGGTCCTGCGGCACCGTGATCGGCTGCGACAGGATCGGCACCGAGATCGGCACCGTCTGGCCCGGGATGGTGACGGTGGTCTGTGCAGGCGCCTGCGATACCGCCAGGCACAAAAAAGCCGGCACGAGGGCCGGCAGGATGCGGAGCAGAGAGCGTTTCATGTCGAGGGACCTTTCTCGGTGGCGGGGTGGTGGGGGGAGTCGTCGAAGGCCGCGGGGCGGCTGCGCGTGTACTCGGGCGGGCCGTTCTTCCAGCCGCGGCTGTTGACGACCATGACGAACAGATAGGCGGCAGCCAGCAGCGTGACGGCGATGGAGCGCAGATCTGCAGGCCACAGCGGCGTCAGCGAGACCAGCAGCGCTGAGGTGCCCAGCGACGAATAGGCCAGGATCACCCACTTCCGCGTGGCGCCCTTGGCGAACTTCCTGGCCCGGCAGAAGCTCGCGATCGCCACGCCGACGCAGAGCAGGAAGTTCAGCAGCTGGATCAGCAGCACCGCCTCGTATGTCATGACTGGCCTCCTGCGTCCTGGCCGCCTGCGTCTCGGTTGGCCTTGGCCTCGAACATGCGCCGACGCACGTCGATGAACCACCTCGCGATCCGCAGCCAGTCCTCGCCGATCGCGCCGATGGCAATGGCCATGAGACCGAGGCCGTTGCGCGCCGCCAGCGGCGGCATCGTCGTGTAATGCACCAGCACGTCGGCCGCCGTGACGGTGGTGAGCATCACGAAGGCCACCACGCACCCGAAGGTGATGAGGTCACGCGCCAGGCTGTGCTGCTGGTGCCGCGCCGTGTTGATGAAGGCACCGAGCACGGCACCCGCGAAGATCACCATGTAGGGGCCGGCTACCGCGGCCACCTCGGGGCCGAACATCGTGCCGGCGATCAGCACGGCGACCGCGATGATGCTGATGTCTGCGTTGGGCGGGGGCGTCATGGTTGCGACCTCAAGCGAACTTGCGAATACGGTCGCCCGCCGCGAACCGCGGCGCGGCCACGCCGGCGCTCACCGTGATCGACGTCGTGAGCGCCGCCCACCACAGCAGGTTGCCGCCGGCGCCGGCGTCGCGCTCGGTAGTCCATCCGATCGTCCCCCAGCTGGCGGTGGGCACCGGATACACCATCGCGGCGTTGTTGCTGCTCTCGCCGCTGGTGCCGGTACTGGCGCCGGTGTCGCCCGGCGCGTCGGTGGCAGACCACTCGTCCGTGTCGTTGGCAAGGGCCACGCGCGAGTAGCTGCCGGTCACGACCTCGCTGCCGCCGCCGGCGTTGTTGGGCGCGGAGGTGAGGAGGCCGTGATAGCTGGTGGCCGGGTAGGTGTAGGCCTGCGCACGGAACAGCAGGTCGATCAGCTTGTTGGCCAGGTAGTCGCTGAGGCCGCCGGTGAGGCCGAGCGTCCAGGCCAGCTCGCCGGCCGCGATCGACACCGGGGTGCTCTCGTTGATGACGATCGGGGACGGCAGCTCGAGGAAGAACCACGGGTTGTCGCTGTCGTCGCAGAGCACCACGTGGCTCCAGGTGCCCCACCCGCCGGCGCCACCGGCGCCGAAGTCGATCTCGGCGCTGTTGCTGGTGGCGTGGCTGGTGCCAGTGCTGGCCAGGTTGTTGCCCTGGGTGCTCTTCCAATCGGTGAGGCTGCGCGTCACGTCCTGTGGTGCGTAGCCGGTGCCGGTCAGCTCCGTGAAGCCGGTGTCGCTGGCCGCGCTGGCCAGGCGCACGCTCCAGGCCGTGGGCAGCGTCATCGCAACGCCGCGCATGAAATCGGCCAGCGCGTTTTCCGCGAAGTTGGTGAGTCGGGACATGGTGGGGTGCTCCGTGCAGCGTCAGCCGCCGCCTTCGTCGATGAGGTTGATGGCCAGTTGCAGGGTCGCCGTGTCCTGCACCAGGCCGGAAGTGATCTCGCGCACCTCGAGCCGCAGGCGCACCACGCGGCCCGCGGGCAGCGCGCTAGAGGCTGAGCCGCGGTCCCAGGCCATCACCCAGCTGCGCTCGACGCCCAGGCCTTGCCAGCTGCCAAGCGTGCCGGTGAGTGACTGGTCGGCCGGATCGAACACCTGCGAAATGATCGTGGCGCGCACCTCGTACTTCGCCGCGTCCGTGGGCTCGACCGGCGCGAAGCGCTGCCAGTTGCCCGAGCCGCTCACGCCGGTCGGGTTGTCGACCCATCCTGAGTCGCCGCCCGGCCAGCCGGTGCCACCGCCTGCGTCGGTGATGCGCTTGCTGAGCGTGCCGTCCGGGTTGAACCGCATGCCGACGGTGACGAGGTGGTTGTCGCCGGCACCCATGTCCCACTCGACGGCGTAGTTCGTGCGCATGTCGACGATGAGCACCGTATCGTCGCCACCGCCTCCGCCCCCACCACCGCCTCCACCTTCGCCCGGCACCGGCAGGTCCTGCTCCTCGCCCGGCGCCGGTAGCAGGTGGTTGTCGGCCTGGTGCACGCGCACGTCGTCGACGGTGGCGCTCAGCGCGTAGCTCTGCGAGCCGTCGTCGCCGATGCCCTGGTGCGAAATGTCGGTGATGCGCACCAGCTTGTTGAGCACGTCGGCGGTACCGAACTGGTAGCGAGGCCGCTCGCGGGTGCCGTCGTCGAGCACCAGCGTGAAGTCGGGCGCGAAGGCCAGCACCACGTCGTGTGCCGTCGGGCCGGGGTCGACCACGATGGCCGCGGTGAGGCTGCCGTCGTCGCGGATCAGGCGGATGTAGTGCGTCTCGCCGTCCTCGAACACCACCGGCTCGGTGAGGCCCATCACCAGCGTGTCTGCATCCCAGAACGCCACGTCGCCGCTCTGCGCGTAGATCCGAGGAATGGCCGGCGCGATCGCCACCTCGGAGCCGAATGCAGGCAGCATGCCCTGCAGCTCGGTCGACCAGCTGCAGGACTTGCGTCGGTAGACCGGCCAGGCCGCGTCGTACAGGCCCTCACGCTCGCAGTGCTTCGGCCCGGTGATTCCGCGGTAGCGCTTGCGCTCTGGCTTGCTCATGCTGGCCAGCAGCGCGTCATAGCGCGGGTCGTCGGGGTCGGTGACGGTGTAGCCCGGCGCCGGGCACTCGATCTCCACCCAGTCCCACGACCGATAGTCGAAGTACTCGGCGATCAACCCGTCGGGCGTCTCGTCGCTGGGCAGCGCGTACTGTGCGGAGAAGCTGCCCGGCAGGATGCTGCGGGAGTCGAACGCGGTGCGGGTGACGGTCTGCGCCTGGTCGCGCGTGGCGGTGCAGACACCGTTGCGGCGGAACGGTGTCGCGCGGCCGGTGCGGGCGATGACCCCCGCCGCCTCCCAGCCACTGACGAAGCTGTCGAAGATGATGTCGCAGCGGTCCTGGCGATTGGCCGCCGTGAGCGACAGCGCATGCAGCGTGGCGAGATCCACGCGGCTGTCGGCCAGCGGATGCGCCACATAGTCGGGGTTGGTCCAGGCGTCGGCCAGCGCGTGGAAGGGGTTGCGCGTGGCCACCTCTGCGCCGTCGGCAGTCCACCCGGTCTCGGGGTTCCACACACGGAGCAGCCGCTGCACCACCAGGCAGAACTGGTTGGAGCTCAAGCTGCTGAGCTGCTCGCTGGCGCGGATGATGAACTCGTAGTGGCTGGCGGTGGGGCACAGCGGCGCCTCGGCGTCGAGGTAGCCGCGCAGGCCGGCCCACTGGATCTCGTTGGGCGTGCCGGGGTCGTCGTCGAACAGGCTGGTGCGGGCCACGCGGATCTCGGCCCGGATGGACGCCGGCAGCTCGTAGTACTTGCTCACGCGCGTGGGCTTCGCTGTGTTCCCGCTGATCGTCTCGTTGGCCAGCACTGACCAGCCGGTGAGGCCGTTGCCGTGGTCATCGACCTCGCGGAGGGTGACCTGCACGGTGATGTCGATGCCCTGGCCGCGCGGGCACACGAAGTCCAGGCCGATCGCACGCACACGCTTGTTCGGCGCGCAGGCCGAGAAGCCCCCGACCCGGCGGCCTTCCGGCAGATCGAGGTTAATCACTTCTCGCGAGGTGACCACGGTGGCCAGCACCTCGGTGGGCAGCTCTCCGGGCTCCAGCAGCGCGTGGATGGTCACGTCCTGGAAGCCACCGAGCAGCGTGCGGCCGATCAGTTCCTGCTCGATCTGGAAGCGGCCGTGCCCGATGCAGTACAGGAAGTGGCCGATCTGGTCGCCGTTCTCGTCATAGATGAAGTAGGGCTCGCCGGCGTAGTCGGGCTTGACCGGATGCCGACCGTAGATCACGGGGATGGCCTGGTCGACGCGGGCCTGGTTGCCGGAGACGGCGACGTTGTAGACCGAGCCAGGCGACTGCTGTTGCTGCGCCTGCGGCAACTCGAGCGGCAGCAAGGCATTGATCAGCAGCGAGCCGCCGATGCTGACCGCCGCGCCGACGGCGGCGGCCTGCCATGTGTTGGCCGCGAACCCTGCCGCGCCGGGCGCGAAGATCGCCGCCGCCACCACCACGATCTGCAGGATGGTGCGCAGCGCGTTGCGGCCCTCCACCAGCTCGTGGAACTCCACCGTGTCGCCGGCCTGCACCGGGCAGGCCCAGCCGACGCGCAGGATGTAGCGGCCGTTGTACTTGCAGACGACGCGGCGGCGCTCCCAGCCGGCCGGCAGCAGGCTGCCGATCGTGGTGCCGGGAACGACTACGCGCGACTGCGCCAGTGGCGCCAGCGGGTTGTCGCTCCAGCTCACGCAGGCAAGATCTCGCCCGCTCATGCTGCGCGCCTCCAAGCCTCGACCGCGGTGTAGCCGGCCATGCGGAGTGCAGACACGTCGAGCAGCTCCACGCCGCGCGCCTCCGTGCAGTGCAGCAGGCTCAGCACGCCATCGATCCGCAAGACGAAGCCGACGTGGCGCTGGCCCTCGGTGTTGCGCATCAGCAGCACGTCGTTCTCGCGCGCCGGCAGCGCGGCCGGCCGCCAGCCGCTGGCCTCCGCCGCGGCGCGGATGGCAGGCGCCTGCACATCGTCGGCGCCGATCGCCACCTCGGGCACCTGCAGGCCCAGCTGCTCGGCCAGCACCAGGCGCAGGTTGCCCCAGCAGCCCCCGCGCTCGGCGTAGCTGCGGCCAATGAGCGCGCTGGCCCAGTGCCGCGTGATCGTGGTGGTGTTCATCGTGCAGCGAGCCCCGGGTACTGGAGACGCGTGTAGGCCACGCGCGGGAAGCCGGCGTTGATGGGGTCGCCGAAGGCACAAGTGATGCGCGCAGTGCTCTCGCTGCACACGGCGCTGAGCACCTGCATCCGCAGCACCGGGAGCACGGCCGGCGCAGAGGTGTCGTCGCTGGCGTAGACGCGGTGCGTCATCACCACCGGCTCCTCCGAATCGAGATCCTCGTCGAGCAGCTCGATGAGGTGCAGCGACACGCCGTCGAGCTCGATCTGGAAGGTGGGCGCCTGGCCGCTCTCGTTCTCGGCAGGCTTCACGACGCGCAGGCCGACGGCGCGGAACAGCACTTCCTCGCCACCGTCGACCACCGCATCGTCTTCCAGCGTGGCCAGCAGGTCCTGCTTGTCGCAGACGACGCGCGCCGCGCTGGGGTTGCCGTTCTCATCAACGAAGGTGGAGCGGTAGAACTCCAGCGTGTCGAGCATGACGCGCGTGATTGGCGCAATGGCCGCGGCCTCGGCGGCGGCCTCGCTGAGGCTGACGCCCTGCAGGGGGTCGAGGTAGGTAGCCATGGTCAAGGATTCCTGAGGCACCAGAAACGCGACTGCGCCTGGCCGAGCGCGGTGAACCACTGCTGGTGCAGCCCGGTCGCGCGCTTGTTCCAGTGGTAGCCGATCTCCGGCACGTAGCGGGCGCCGCCCTTGGCGAGCTCCCAGAAAAGCATCATCTCGGGCCAGTAGTGGCCGCGGGGAAGCCGGTGCACCGCGTCGCGCGCGGCGTCGGTCCGGCACAGCGCCAGGTGGTGCACGATCAACGGGCGCGCCAGGTGCTCGTCCTGCGAGTACGGTGCACCGCAATGGCGGTGGCTGCCACCCTCGGAGATCCACAGCTCGTCCGTGTAGGCCAGCGGCACATTCGCGGCGAGGCAGCGATCGAGCACGCGGTCGGCGGCCAGCGGCAGATCGTCGTCGGAGTCGAGGAAGAAGAAGTGCTCGGTCGAGACGCTGTCGATCGCGTCGAACCATGCGGCCTGCGCCTTCGCGGCCGAGTCGATGCGGCCCGCGTCGTGCACCACGACATCGAGCCCCTCGAATGTCCGCGTGTAAGGCCGATCGCAGACGACCAGCGCGGTGATGCTCATGGCGCCGGCCCCCAGGCCAGGGTGGTGTAGGCGCCCATGCCGGTCATCACGATGCCGTCGACCGGCACCCCGTCGACCGTGGCCGTGATGGTCAGCGTGCCCTGGGACGGCGCGAAGGCATCGAAGCCGTCCATCGGCCAATCGACATAGAACACGCCGGGGATCGAATCATCGTAGGCTGGCTCGGTGGCGCCCTCCTCCAGCGGCTCCCAGAGCGTCGACCAGACGACCGCCTGGCCGGTGTAGCCCACGACGCCGGCGAACTTGCCCTGCGGGTAGGTGTCCTCGCTGTAGGCCGCCACACCGCTGTTGCTGTGCGCGACCGTGCCGCCGAAGCCGGTGATGGGGTCATACCAGCCGATCTCGGCGCCAACGGCGGCCGGCCCCTGCGGCAGCTCACCGCGGCCCCGCACCTCGCACAGCGCCGACACCCGCCACTTGCCGGCGCCCAGGTAGGTCTTGGCCGGCTCGGCCAGGAACTTGCGCACGCCGACCACCAGGCCCTCGGGCAGCGGCCAAGTGGCTGCGAACCAAGCACCACCCTCCAGCAGATCGTCGTGCCACCAGGTGGCGAGCAGCGACATCTGGGCACGCGAGAGCACCGCCCACTCGATCCGCTGCGTGGCGTTGAAATCTCGCTGCTGCACGTGCGCGCGGCGCGGGCCCGGCAGCGAAGTGAGCAGCCTGCGCTCTGTGGGCGTGAGCGTGGCCACGGCCGGCATGGGCAGGCCGGCGGGAACGATGATGGCGGGCATGGTCGGGGGTCAGGCCTGATCGAGCGCGGCGACGGTGGTGGCCGCGAAATACACCGGCTGCATGAGCGCGGCGGTGGCGGTGGCGGCCAGGCCCGTCGGCACGGTGAGCTGCTCGAGCGCCGCCACCGCAGTGGCGCTGAACATCGGCGTGACGGTTCCGCGCACGCTGCCAGACAAGGCCAGCGTGGCGGTGGCGCGCAGCAAGCCGGTGTAGGGGCCATCCACCTGGCCATCCCCGGTGAGCCGCAGCGTCGCATCGACGATCCAGTGCCTCCGTCCGCGCGGCGTGTAGACCGGCGGGGCCTCGAACTCGGCCGTGTACCAGAGCAGGCGGGCCGTGCCGACATCGTCATTCACCACCTGCGCCGAGAACTGGCCACCAGCATCAGGCAGCACGAGCTCAAACCAGTCGCGGAACGCCGCGGCCGGCGCGGAACGCAGCAGCAGCGACACCGGCACCAGCCGCTCGCTGGCCGTCCACACGCGGCGCGCGCGGCTGTGGCCGGTTTGGAAGCGCGGGTGGGCGTACTGCGAGCTGCGTTGGCTGGCGTGGCCGCGCGCACGGAAAGGCGGCGTGCCGGCCGGCAACGTGAGCTGGGGCAGCGGCACGGTCAGCTCCGGCGCGGGGTCTGGCGGCCCATGCCGTAGGTGCTGCGCAAGGTGCGGTCGACCTGGCCGCCGGCGCCGATGTCTTCGGCCACGGCCTGCTTCGCGATGCGCTTGATCATGATCTCGATGTCGGCGCCGCCAGTGCCGTTGCGGCGGGCCTGTGCAGACGCCTGCACATCGCTCGACTCGTTCTTCACGCTGATGTTGTTCACGACGCCGGCGCCGCCGCCGTCGCGGTAGCGAGCCGGCACCACCTTCTCGTCCTTGTGCAGCTGGGCGATGAAGCCGTCGTGCGGCACGCGATCGATGCCTTCGGCGGCCTGGTAAAGGACGCGGTCCATGCGCGAGAAGTCGCCGGTCGGGAGTTGACTGGTGTCGGGGGCGCCACCTAGCAGCGCGCCGCCGATCGATCCCAGCAGTTCACCGAACAGCCCCGAGCCCGTGCCGCCGACCGACTCACCGAACAGTGCCTTGCCGATCTGCGCGGCTTGAGCCTGCGTCGCCATGCGCAGCAATAGCTCGCCCCAGCGCTCCAGGATGTCGTCGAAGTTGCCGGTGACGGTGTCGTACAGCGCGTCGCCGATCTCGTCCTGGATATTCTCGGCAGCGCGCTTGGAGAAGTCGCTGACGGCGTCGACCGACTGATTGACCTTCGTGACGAGCGAGCGCTGAGTCCGCTGTTCGATCAGGTTCTCTCGACGCTTCAGTGCCTCGATCTCCCGATCGTCAGCTTGCAGCATCTCGTCGGTCGCGCCAGCCGCCGCCTTCTTCGCACGTTCCTCTTCCTTGAGCGTGCGGATGCTGCGGATACGCGCCTTCTCCACAGCGGCCTGGCCGTACTCGTCGAGGCCCAGCAGTTCGATCTCGCGGGCAAGCTGCTCGTTGCCTTGCTCCAGCGCTGCGATGTTGTCGAGCTGCGCCTTCGCGACCCGCGTGGTGAGCTCCACCTCAGTGTCGCGCGCCGTCTTCAGCCGCAGCGTCTCGTCGACCAGCCTGGCCTTGGTGGTGATCTCGCGCTCTTCCTGCGGCGTGATGCCCTTGATGCGCTTCTGTTGGATGTCGAGCAGTGCCTGCTCGTAGACGCTGAGGGTCTGCGTGCGCTCGATCTGGCGCTGCAGGTTCTCGAGATAGCGCTGGCCTTCGGTCTGCTTTGCCTCTTCAGCTGGCTTTGCGGGCGCGCCGACGGACCGCTTGGAGTAGTCGAAGATCCCGCCACCCTCGTTCGCAGGCCTGCGCCCAGTCTGCGGGCCGCGAATGCTGTCAAGCTCTGCCCGGATCTTCGCGGCGTCCCGCTCGAGCTTCTTGACGGAGCCACGACCGAAGAAATCCAGCGGCTCCTTCTGGTCAAGCGCACGCAGCTTGGCCAGTTCGCCGTTGACGTCGAACAGCTGTTCAGTGAGCTGCTCGGCGCGCTTCACCTGTGCGTCGTCATACGCGGCGCTGAAGATCGTGTAGAAGAAGTTCTTGCCTTCCTTGCTGCCGGTTTTGAACTGCTCGATGATGTCGTTGAGCGACTTGAGCAATGGGCCGCTGAGCTCGCGCGCGGCGTCCACCACGTTCTTCTGCATAGCGAAGAGCTGCTTGTTGAACCGCTCTGCTTCGGCCGCTTGCTCCTTCGTGACGGTCGCGTTGAGTTCTCCCGCCTCGGCCAGGTCCTTGAGGAAGGGGCCCACTTCGCGCACGCTCTTGCCGAACAGGTCCTGCACCAGGCGCGCCTTGTCGCCGTCATCTCGATAGGTGGCCAGTGCCTTGGACGTTTCCAGCAGAGCGTCGGCCGGATCGAGCTGCTTCAGCTGCTCGGCATCAAGCCCGATCTGCTTCAGCGCCAGGCTCACGCCGTTCTTGCCGTCCGCCTCCTTCAGCGCCGCGTTGAACTTGACCAACGCGCCTTCAATCGTGTCGATGCCGGTTCCGGCGCGAGCGCCGATGTCCTCGAGGGCGCTGATCTTCTCGACCGTGGAGCCCGTGCTGTCCGCCACGTCATTGAGCTTGTCGAGCCCATCGATGGTGCGATCGATGAAGGCCGCGACCTGCTGTGTCGCGAAGGCCCCTCCGATGAGGGCGCCTACGCCCTTGAATGTCGCGCCGACCGCGTTCCACCGACGCTCGATGTCATTGGCGTTCTTCGCCGACAGACGGTTCGCCTTGTCGAGCCCAGCCTCGAGGCTGGCCAGCTTGGCGATGATGTCGATCGACAGGGTGGCCAGGGCCATGGTTCAGTCCTCTTCGGCGCCGTCGGGCCGATAGCGCTTGATGGTGAGCAGCCGGTGGAGCAGGTCTTCCACGTCGCGGTAGCCGTACAGCTCGGCCAGCGCCTCGATGCCGTTGAAATCGAACCCGCCCTGGCCGTTGGACAGGTCATTGAAGATGCGGATGGCCAGGCCATCGAGCGGGTCGAGTCGCGGTGCCTGTTCGCCCTCGTAGCGGATGCCGGACCCTGCATCCAGCCGGGCGATCAGTTTTTTTCCGTCTCTCCGCGTTTCTTCAGGTACTCACCGACCAGCTTGGCCAGGTGCGTACTGACGCGCTTGAGCAGGTCGGTGTCGTCACCCAGCAGCTCGCGCAGGGCGTCTGGGTCGAACTCGGTGGGATCGCTGCTACCGACAGCGGTGCCCAGGAACTCGGCCTCGCTGTAGCCCCGCCAGTCGACCACGCAAGCACAGCACGTTTCGAAATCGACCTTGCCCTGCCGCAGCGCGATCATCTCGACGCCGGGCATGCGCCGGATCTTGAGGGCGCGGCGCGGCGGCTCGTCGAGTTCGAGCCAGCTCTCGCGCCCGGCGCGGATCTTCTCGCCCAGCTTGCTCATGCTCAGAGCGCCGGCAGGTACAGCACGTCACCCTTCACCGCGACGGTGAGGGTGCCGGTGCCCAGGCCCTTGACGGCCAGGTTCTCGCCCGGCAGCGAGGGCTGGCCGCGGAAGATGCGCTGGGCGCCGTCGTGCAGGGTGATCCGGAAGACCAGGTAGCCCACCCGCTTGGCCACTGCGCGAATCTTCGCCATGGCGACGTTGTCTTCGGTGAGCGCGCGCACGTTGATCGTGACGCTCTCGACGCCCTGGGTGATCATTTCCTGCTTGTCCTTGGCGTCGAGCAGCACGGTGCTGTCTTCGATGGTGCCGGCGCCACCGCCGAGTTGGTACTCGGTGCTTTGAGACAGAGTGCTCCAGGCCGTGACCGGCACGAACTGGCCCGAGACGAACGCGGTGAAGTCGGTGGTGTCCACACCCTCGGCATCGAAGGCGTCGGTCGCCTGGTCGGCCACGCGGGCGGGCTGGCCGTCGATCTCGTCCATGCCGACGACGGCGTCGAAGTAGCCGACGCTGCCGTTGGCCAGGCCGTGGGCCGTGCTGCTGACGACGCCGGGATCGGCCAGCGAAACGGCGGTGACGGTTTTCGCCGCGCCCTCGGTGCTGCCGATCTCGACCTTGACCTTGCGGCCCTTGGCGATCTCGCTCATGGTGGCTTCCTTTCAGATGGTCCGGCGCGGCCGGTGGTTGCAGAAACGCGAGCGGCCCGCTCAGTGGCGGGCCGCAGTGGTGGGTGGAACGGGGCGCCGTGCAGGCGCCTGTACTCAGAGGGTGTTGCCCTCGTAGTGGCTGATGGCGACGGTCTCGACCTCGAGGTCGTTCTCGCCGTCGTATCCCGCCGCGCCGTCGTCAGGCGGGAAGTCCGCGGCACGCAGCGCCGCACGCGCCTGTGTCTTGACCTGCAGGGCGTTGGCGCGGCTGGTGCCGACGATCTGCAGCTCGAAGCCGTAGTCGACGCCGAACACGGTGCCGTCGAGGCCCAGGTCCTCGTCGTCGCGCACCTTGCTGAGCACGATGTAGGGGCGTGGCGTGTCCTGCTCTACCAGGTCAAGCGCGATGCGGGCTTCAGGCACCAGCGCAGTCAGCGGTGCATAGCCGATCAGCGCGGCGCGGATGTCGGATTCGACGCTCATCGGTCAAGCCCCAGTTTCTGGATGCCGCTGCTCATGGCCTTCTCGATGCGCGCCAGCGCTTCGCGGCCCTTGGTGAGGGCGCCGCGGAGGAAGGCCTTTCCGGGGATGCGCCGGCGGCCGCCCTGACGGCGGCGGACGGCCACCTTCTTGCTCCGGCGCCCGGTGCCGCTGAGGTGGTCGAACTCCAGCCAGCGCCAGTAGAACGGGTCCTTGCCGGTGCGGTTGCCGCGCTGCGCGCCCTTGGCCGGCCTCACGTTGACGAACACGCCGAGATCTCCGCCGCGGCGCGCGATCTTGCTGGTGCGCACGCTGATCGCCCGCTTGAGCGTGCCGACCTCGCGCACCTGGTTGCGCCGGCGGACCGGCACGCTGAGCACCGGCGCCAGGCGGCGAGCCTCGTCACGGAACGCGCGCGCACCAGCTCGCAGTGCGTTGAGGATCACGCGAGACCGCAGCTTCGGCGGGATGCTGCGGAGCTTGGCGCCGAGGTCCTGCAGGCCGGACACGTGGGCGGTGAAGTCGATGTCAGACATCGTCGCGTCCGTCGCGCAGTCCACCGACGCACAGAATCTCCAGCTGGGTGCGCGCGCCCTTCACGTCGATCGGCGGCGCGGTGATCTCGTAGGGCTCACCGCGCCAGAGGACTCGCATGGATGCCTTGATCGTGATGTCGGTCCGATAGGGGATGCGGAACGTCACCGGGGCATGCACCTGCATCTGACCCGAAGCGAAGCGCTCGCGACCGGTCATGGGCATCGCGCTCGCCCACATCTCCGGCGCGATCGCGACCCACGCGCCGTTCACCTGGCCCAGCTCGTCTGTGCCAGGCACACGGTCCTGGATCGTGATCCGCTGGTCGTACTGACCTGCTCCGGCGCCGCAACTCACAGCCACGCCCTCCACGAGTCGAGCAAGCTGTCGACATACGGCAGCAGCTCATGCTTCTTGTCGGCCGAGGCAGATCGGTTGCAGTGCCAGTGGCCCACGTGCAGCAGCATCCATTGCTTGATGGAGTTGGGCACCGCTTCAGCTGCAGAACCAAAGCCAGCCGTGAACCGCACGCGCACCGCATTTGCAGCGCACAGCGTCGCCGGCCAGCTGGTGCCGTAGGCGGGATGCAAGAAACCCGGGATCGTTTCAGCGTCGAGCGAGTAGGCGGCAGAGTCCAGGGTCTGCTCGTCACCCTGGCTGTCGATGTACTTCACGGAAACCACGCTCAGCTGCTTCGGCATCCCGAGCTCGATCTCGGCAACAGGGAAGGCATCGAGCACCCGCTCCCAGGTCTGCGTGATCAGTGCGCGGCTCAGCCGCTGCTCTGCCTGCTCGCGGGCGACCACGATGAGCGAGGTGATCAAAGCATCCTCGGCCGAATGGTCGACCCTGCACTGCGCCCTCGCTTCGGCCAGCGTGATGGGCTCGACAGCAGGGCCTTGAATAGGATTGAGCGACATGGTTTTCGTTCAGTTGCGCCGACGGATGCCGGCATCGATCTGAGGCCGTCGGCCCACCTGCTGCTGACGCTGTGCGTTGCGCCGAGCGCCAATCACCGGAGGAACCGTGCTGCTGTCTGCACCGGTCGCGTGGATCGTGCAGGCGCCGAGCGTGATGCTCGCGGAGCCGACCAGCGCAGCTCGGCCTGCGCTGACCAGTGCTGCTGCTTCCAGGACCTGCACAGACGCGGCCACGATCGCCATGCGAGCGGTTGCGCTGCAGGTCAACGCCGCGAGCGTGGTGTCGACCTCGCCCTCACCCGAGACCACACCACCGGCGGCGACCAGCGTCGCGGCGCCTAGGGTGACGCCGAGCGTGCCGCGAATCGCGACCGCCGCCTGTGCCGCGCTCGTCAGGTTCCCGAGGGTCGGAGCCGCCGCCGCAGCGATCGATAGCTTCGACACCGACGCGACCGTGAGATCGGCCAGCGCCTGGGCGACTGTCCCGGTGCCTGCTGCGAGCTCGAGCTCGCCGCTCGCGGCACAGGTCAATGCCTGCAAGGCCACGGTCGCGGCGCCGACGATCGGCAGCACGCCTGCCGCCGAGCTGGTGGCATCGGCAAGCTGCAGAGCCGCTGCGGCCTTGACTGCGAGTGCAGCCGTCGCGGCTGCAGTCGTGCTGGCCAAGGCAGGAGTCGCCGTCCCCACCACTGCGATCTGGGCCGTCGCGGCACTGGACAGGTCAGCCAGCGTCGGGCCGGCCACCGCGACAATCCGCAGCGTCGCGGCGGCAGCGCTGACAACTGTCGCCAGCGTAGGTGCTGCCGTGGCCGTCAGAGCAACGACGGCTGAAGAGCTGGCCGTCAGGTCTGCGAGCGTGGGTGTCGCAACGGCAGAAATAGGTGTGCGAACGCCGGTTGCCGCGAGCGCCAGGGCACCCAGCGTAGGAGCGCTTGCGCCAACGATCGTGAGCGCAGCACTGCCACCCAGCACTAGCGCGCCGAACGTTGGTGTCGCCGCACCTTGGATAGGCAAGGATCCAGTGGCGGCCCCGGTCAGGTCGCCCAAGGTCGACGACAGGCTGGCCGCGATGCTGCCAGCGACTTCGCGCAGCCGAACAAGCAGCACGCAGCCGGCCGGCGCATTGCCGGCGGTGCCGCTCTCGGTCATGGAGTAGGTGGGTACGCCACTCGCGGTGCCGGTGGTGACCGGGTGCTCCGACTGCGTGAAGCGGCAGTCGTTGCCGAAGCCGGTGCCGAAGTCATTGCGCTGCGTGACCGTGCCCCAGGCGCTGACCCCTGCGGCGGTGATCGCATGCGCGCTGGCCGTGTAGGCATCCGAGTTGATGCCGGTGTAGGCGACGATGAAGTCGCCCGCATCGATGCCAGGATTCGACGGCAACGCCACCGACCAGCTGGCCGTAGCGGCGTTCACCGCAGCGCCCACCGCGGCGACATCCCAGTTCTTAGTCGGATCCTTCTCGTAGCGCGCCATCCGGCCGACCGCGCTGTTGCCTCCGGTGATCGTCACGGTGACGTTGCCGGTCTCGGTGCCGTCGGAGACCTTCGCGAACACGGTCATGTAGACCGTGCCCGAGTCGTCTCCTGCAGACCCAGCGCCTCCCGAGGCCTGGCCTACCAGCGTGAAGCCCGCCGGTGTGGCTGGCCCGTTCGTCGGGTACTTGTTGACGACGCTGAGCAAGAACAGCTCGCCGGGGTCCGGCAGCACCGGGTACGGCACCGCCAGGCTCGTCGAGCCTGTGACGCCCGAGCCTTGGGCGCCGAACGAGATGGCCATGGGAGTTCCTCAGCGCGCCAGCACGTAGGCCCGCAGGTCAGGCATTGCCGTCGGTCAGCGTGAAGGTCGTGATCGAGAAGGCCTGGCCAGCGGCGAACACGACGTTGTCGACCGTCATGTCGCCACCACCACCGGTCGCCGTCACCGTGCCCTGCAGGTGGGCCGTGGTGCCGTCGGAAGCGTAGATGCGGAAGTGCGCGGCGGTGCCGGCTGCGTCGGCGCTTGTGTCTTCCCAGGTGCCGCTCTTGGCCTTGGCGCCTGCAGACGCGGCAGCCATCCAGTCGCTGGGGAGGCTGAGCGTGGCGAGGACGGTCCCTGCGTCAGCGGCGGCCACATTGGCCGGCGCCGCGCCGCTACGGATCTTCAGGACAGCCGACGCGCCGATCGCCGTCTCGATCGCATCGAGACGGGCATTACGAACCGCGGCCGAAAGTTGGATGGTCATGGCTCAGCCTTTCAACGTGAGGGTTCGGGTGCTCAAGCCAGCTGGCTGCGCAGCTCGTCGAGCTGCTCCTGCAGCGCGGGCTTCTCTTCGTCCGGAGCTGCGGCGAGCTGCTCCTCGACCTTGGCGATCTGCTCCTTGAGCGCGGCGACGGCAGCCGCATCGGTCTTGGCCTGCTTCGGCGCCTTGGCGGGCTTCGCGGCGGGCTCGATCTTCACGACGGCGGCGCCTTCGCTGCGTGCGTAGGCGACGGCATCCTCGTGGGGATCGACGGCGCCAGAGGACTTGAGCTGCTCGATGAGCGCCGGCTCGGCCTCGACCAGCTGGCCAGCACGCAGGCCGTGCTGCAGGATATCGACCAGCACGCGGGCGATGAGGGACTTGGCGGTTGCCATGGTGGTGTTCTCCGTGTTCGGTGGTGGGGCGGCGCCCGAGGCTGCTGAATGGAGCCTCGGGCGCAGGGCGCGGCCTGGTCGATCAGGTCGCCGAGTTGGCGTAGTGCTTGACCGCGCCGCCGGCGTCGATCAGGTTTCCGCCGATGCGCTGGAACGCCACGAAGCCGGTCTGACCGTTCAGCGTGAAGGCGCTGTCGGTCATGCGGAACACCGTGAGGTCCATGACGCGACGCGCCACGTACTTGCGGAACGCGCCGAACAGGATGGACTTCGCGTTCGCCGCCATCACCGGCATCTCCTGAGAGATGGCGATCGGACGGCCGAGCAGGCGATCGGGGGCGCCGCCCGGATTGCCCTGCTCATAGCCCGGCACGAAGATCGGACGGCCCTCCAGGTCCTTGATCTTGCGTACGACCTTCAGCGAGCTGTCGTGCATCATGAAGCCGACGCCAGGCTGCGAGCGGTAGGCCGGGTCCACGCTGTGCTCGAGGTCGACCAGGTCGTCATAGATGACGGTCAGGGTCTGGCCGGTGGTGCCGGTCTTTCCCAGAGTCGAGCCGGTGACGATGCCGCGCGGCTGGGCGGTGCCCGTGCCGGTGGTCATGTGCTTGCTGATGATGCGGCCCAGGCGCATGGCCAGCAGGCCCTGGATGTAGGCCTCGATATCCAGGAACGAGTCCTGCACCAGCTCCCAGGGCAGTGCGATCTTCTTCGACGAGTACTTGTACACGTCGAGGGTCGTGTTGCCGAAAGTCGTGTCGAGGCCCGTGACCGCCGTGTTCTGGCCGACGATCTCGCCTTCCTCCGCGGTGGCATCGGCGGTCGGGAAGTTCATCGTGGCGCCGCTGCCGGTCTGGATGAAGCTGCAGACCTGCAGGATGCCGCCATAGGCCTTCATCGCCGCTTCGAGCTCGCGCATGTACTCGGTGGCCACGGTGTAGCCACCTTCCGCGGGCGTCGAGGTGCTCATCGCGCCCTGGACATTCATCCGCATCGCGGCGGCGATCTCGGGCGTGACGCGGGCGCGCAGTTCGGTCATCTGCGTCGCGTCGAGCGCTGCGAGGCCGCCCGAGAGGTAGGCGCGCAGGGCCTTGCTGTTGGCGCTGTGCTTGCTCGGGTCACGCGTGGCGGAATCGCGGGCCGCGTCGAGAACATCCGCGGCAGCCTCGCCGGCGAGCTGGGCCAGGCGGGTCTCGCGGGTGATCTCGTCATCGATGGCCTCGATCTCGGCGAGGATCGCGTCGAGCTGTTCGATCTCAGCCTTCGGCATCCGCTGGTCGGCGGGGAACTTGTCGTTGAGCGTCTTGGCCGCGAGGGCCTTGGTGTTGCGACGCTCGCGCAGTTGAGCGAGTTTGCTCATGGTGCTTTCCTTTCTGGGGACGTAAAAAAGCCCGCGCGAGGCGGGCCGGACTTCGCTGCGCGAGTGGCGCTATGCGATCGGTGTGGCCTGCAGCACGCGGAGGCGCTGCTGCTGGCGGGAGCGGTGGTCGGTGCTGGCATCCGGGGTCTGCGTTTGTGCAGGCGCCTGGACTGGCTTGTTACGGGTACCGGCGATGAAGGCGCTGAGGTTCCACTTCGCGCTGGCGGTGTCGCCAGTGGTGGGCTCGTCGACGCGGTCGGCAAAGCCCTGCTCGACCGCCTCGGCCGCGGTGAACCATGTCTCTGCGGCCATCCACTCGGAGATCTGCTCGGGCGCCTGGCCGGTGCGCTCGGCATAGGTCTCGACGAGCGTGCCGTCGACCTTCGACAGCAGCGCCGCAGCGGCGGCGAGCTCGTCGCTGTTGCCCCAGGCATAGCTCCAGGCCTTGTGGATCATGAACAGCGCGCCCTTGGCCATGACGATCTCGTCGCCGGCCATGGCGATGAACGTCGCCGCGCTGGCGGCCAGGCCGTCGATGTGCACGACGATCTTCGCCTTGTGCTCACGCAGTGCCTGTTCCATCGTGCGGGCCGCGAAGACGCTGCCGCCGGGGCTGTTGATCCGCAGGTGGATAGTGGCGGCGTCGATCCCGCGCAGCGCCTTGACGAACGGCTCCGGCGCGACTCCACCCCACCACTCGGCCTCGAGTTCGCTGTCGACGATCGCGTCGTACAGGAACAGCTCCACCTCGTCGGTGCCATCGAGCGCGAGCACTTCGAAGCGCCGGCCCTCGATCTTGCGGTTGTCAGCCAGCAGCTGGATCAGTCGGTTGCGCATTGGTCGCTCCGGGTTGAGGTTTGAGGTTCGGGTTCGGCGCCATGTTCTCCAGGCGCCGGATCTCGTCGCTGTCCATCCATGGCATCTCGCCAGCACGGCCGAGCGCGATGCGATAGGCCTCGTAGCGGCTCTTGAGGTCACCGCGCTCGAGCGCCGCCGTCACGTGCTCGACGAAGTACCGCGAGCGGCTCGGCCACAGCTTGCGGTTGAACTCCTGGGCGATCGAGGTCAGGTGACGCTGCAGCGTGTAGCGGACGAAGCCGATACCCTGCGACTCGATGCCCGAGCCCCAGCTCGTGGTCTTGTCCGTGTGGCCGACCATGTGCGGCGGCACACCGAAGATGCGGCAGATCTCCTCGACGCTGAAGAGGCGGGTGGACAGGATCTCGCCGTCTTTTGGAGTGACAGACAGTTGTGCTGGCTCGATGCCACCCGTCAGGATCAGCGGCGAACGCGTGTTGCGACCGCCGGTGATGCGGGCAAGCAGCGACGCGCGCAGCGCATCGAGCTGATCGGCCTTCAGCGAGGCAGAGGTCTTCAGCGCGTAGTCGAACGTGCCACCTTCGGTGAAGAACTTCGCGCTGTAGTTCTCACCGGCCAGCGCGGTGCCGATCGCCTCGCGCGCCGCAAAGGTGATCGGGCTCGGGCTCGTCAGCCCATCGAACCCCTGGCTCGGGATGTGGATCACGTCCGCCGCATCAAGGATGCGCACCGGGCCATTCGCCGGCGTGTAGCGGTAGTAGAGCGTCCCGTCGGTGTCTGCGAACGGCTGGGTACGTAGTGGATGCATCGGTTTCCAGCCGATCACCTTGCTGCTCACGATGCTCGGGCGCAGCAGCTCGCCGAACCCGTCACCATAGAAGAATTTGCCGCCGAGGAGGCACTCCCACGCAGTGGCCGACGTCATGTCGTCGTTGGCCTGCTCGTTGAACATCCACCAGTAGTCGTGCTCCGCCTTCTTCCGCGTGTTCCCCTCGCGCTCGTAGACCGCCAGCGGCATCGAAGCAATTGCGCCAGCAATGAGGCCGACGCAGGCATAAACGGTCGAGACGCGCATGGCGGTCTCGGCCGTCACCGGCATGCCCGCTGCGCTGGTCCCCGCCAGGCCGAGGACGTTGAGCAGCTGCTCCGCGGTGAGGCCCGTCGTCGACGAGTTCTCGCCCGCGGCCTGGATGGTCGGCGCAACGCCAGCGCGCATGGCGCCGCCTTCCCGGCCGGCGAGCCAGGCGCCGAGCACGCGCGAGTCGTGCTGCTTCGCCTGCAGGTCGAAGGTGGTGGCGGTCATGCGTGAGACAGGTCCAGGTTGATGATGGCCGGCGTGATCTCTTCTTCCGGTCGCTCCATCGCGCGACCGAGGGCCAGGAAGAAGGCGATCGGTCCGTCGATCTTGTTCTCGTCGCGAGCCTTCGTCGGGTGCTTGAGGCCATTGAACTTTGATGTCGTGACCTCGACATTGCTCACCATCCAGGTCATGACAGGGTTGCCGTCGAAACTCATCTTCCGTTCGAGCACCAGGTTCTCGGTCTGGATCAACGGCTGCGTGAAGAACATCGGCGCCTGACGCACCTCGACGAGCGGCAGGCCTTCCTCGACCAGCTTCGTGGCGAAGTAGCGGCTGAGTGCCGGGTCATACGGGATCTCTTGCACGTCGAACTCGGTGCAATAGCTCCTCAGATCGTCGGCGATGACATCGAAGTCGGTGATGTTTCCGTCGGTCATGACGACGTGGCCGGCCCGCGCCCAGCCTTGCAAGTGGGCGTTGCCCGACTGCTCGATGGCGTTCTCGTTCAAGTACAGCCGCGGAAAGCAATACCAGTGGTCGTCGCGATGGAACACCAGGCAGAGCGCAGCGAAGTCGCGCTTCTCCGCGAGGTCCATACCGATCCAGCAGCGCTCGCCGGCGAAGTCAGCCAGGCGGAGCGACTTGTTCGCGCAGCGCTCCCAGGCCTGCATGTCCATCCAGGCCGTGGCACTGTTGACCCAGACGTTCAGGTGCTTGGTGAGGAAGTTGTTCACCGCGCTCGGCTGAGCGAGTGCCTTGCGGCAGGCCGCCTCCAGGTGCTCGACCTTCACGCTGATGCCGAGGTTCGGGTTCGCCTTGCGCCACACCTTCGGGTCATGCCACACATCGCCTTCGTCGATCGTGTAGATGACACCGAACCACGTCTCGTCGTCGACGACGCGCGTCAGGATCTTGATCGTGTAGTCCCGCAGCTCGTAGCAGATGCCCGAGCGGTTGCTGCCGGCGGTGGTGATCGCGCTGATCAGCGATTGCGAGCGGGCGCCGTCGGCGCTATCCAGCACGTCCCACACCGCGCGAGTCTTGTGCGCGTGCACTTCGTCGACCGCGGCGCCGTGGATGTTCAGGCCATCGAGCGTCGAGCCTTCGGAGTTCAGCGGCTTGTAGCTGCTCGCGGTCGACGGGATGGTGATGTCGTGCTTGCCGACATCCACACCGAAGCGCGTGAGGAACTCCGGGTCGCGCAGCGCCATGTGGCGAGACACGTCGAACACTTCGCGCGCCTGCTCGCCGGTGGTGGCCACGCTGTAGCAGTGCGCGCCAGGCTCGCCGTCCGCTGTGACCAGGTAGAGCTCTCGACCGGCGACACGCGTGCTTTTCGCGTTCTTGCGGGCGATCTCCTCGTAGCTCCGGCGAAAGCGACGCAGTCTGGAGTCGCGGTGCTTCCAGCCGAATAGCTGGATCTCGATGCAGATCTGCCAGTCCTCGAGGATCAGCTTCGCGTAGGTGACACGACCGTCGATGTAGACCGGCTTCGCCCATTCGCCCTTGATGTGCGAGAGCAGCTCCAGGAACTGGCAGGCTCGCGCCCCGGCCGTCTCGTCGAAGACGTAGGGGAACTGGTCGGTGCCCTGCCGTTCTAGGTCGCGCAGAAAGCGCTCGCACATCAGCCGCTCGTAGAGGCCTGCGCCCTCCTTCCCGGCGACCGCGCGTTTGCAGTACGAGGTGGCACGCTCGAAGTAGCTGCGGACCATCACTCGAAGTCAGCGAAGCCCTGCGGCCGGCCAGCCGGCTGCGGCTCCGGAGTGGCGCCGCCCTGGAACAGCTGCAGCTGCGCGCGCACCGCGGTGGTGACGGCCGCGCGCGCGTCGGGCCGCAGGCCGAACGATTCGAGCAGCTTGTGCAGCTTGCCCTGTTCCTTGTTCAGGACCTGGTAGAGCGCCGACTGCACGAACATGCCGCCCGGCGTCTTCTCCATGAACGCTTCGGTCGGGTCGCGTTTCTCGGCCAGCAGCGCTGCTTGCTTCGCCGCGAAGGCCCGCTCGATCTGCTCCAGACGGCCGATGGTCTGGCACAGCATGGCGAACGCCTCGCGATCGACCTTGCTCAGCAAGTTGTACCGAAGCAGTTCGGCCGACAGGCGCCGCCAGGCCTTCTTCGACTCGGGCAGCAGCCACCGTGGCGCATCCGGCATTCCGACTTCGGGGCGGAACACCTGGTCGAGGTTCAGTGATCGGTGGCCGCGGTTACCTTCCAGCGCCTTCAGCTCGGTCGGCTTCGCGGCAGGACCTGGTCGACTCATGTTCCTCTCCGATTACAGGCGCCTGCACCCCCCCCCTATGCCGAACCTGCGCGCGCAGAAAAGTGGGGGCGGGGTCGGTTTCCGGTGGGGCGTCGCTAGACTTTTGACCACCCCCCTCGACCTCGAAGGGCCTCGGCCAAGCTCTTGCCGTCGTGGCACGGCTCGCAGAGGGCCTGCTCGTTCGTCTCGTCGTCGGCGCCGCCTTCAGCGAGCGGGATGCGGTGGTCGCGCTGGGTGGCCAGCGTCACGCGCCCGAAGCGCTGGCATTCCTCGCACAAAGGCTGACGCTTGAACAGCGCTGCCCGCATGCGCTGCAACCGCCGCCCCGTGATGCGCTTCGTCGGCGTCCTGCGCTGCGACCACGCAGCGACCTTGTGCCGCTCACACCTGGCAGTCCCGTCGCGCACCAGCACGCCGCAGCCTGGGTGAGCGCATGGCTTCGGTGCAGCGGTTGGCATGTGGGCCCACAAAGCAAAGCGCCCGAGGCGGGTGCCTGCGGGCGCTGATCGCTGGGTTCGTCTCGCAATGAATCGCAGCGTGCCTGAAATGTACCGAATCGGTCCGGGTGGTAGAACCCCTTTGCCCGACTATTTGCTGACTCTTTGCAGCCTTTCGACGCGGGCGCGCTCTTCCCTGGCTGCCGACGCCTGACCCGACAGCCAGGCCGACAGTGCGCGGTGGGCCTCATCAATGCGGGCATGCAGCGTGGTCTTGCTGCAGCAGAGCTTGGCCAGCTTCTTCCGCTCCGAGCCGCCGTCGATGTAGAACGTCACGACGGTCATGCGCAGGCGTCCATCTAGAGCCTGCACCGCCTGCTCGGTCTGCTCGGCCTCGGTGTCCACCGTCGGGATGTGAGCCTGGCTATCCCAGCCCTTGAGGTCAATTCGCTCCACGATGGCGACCGAGGCATAGCCCAGCCCACCACTCGTGCAGCCGATCTTCCACCGCGCCCAGTTCAGCAGCCGGCGCTCGATGTCAGGCAGCCTGGCCATTGCTCACCTCCGGTGGTCTGATCAACACCAGGGCCTGCGTCGATGTGACATGCAATGCAGCAAAGTTCGCCGCCTCGGCCTGGTCGAATGGCGTGCCGACCGCGAGCGCCCCTTCCCGAGCGAAGAACCACCCGGGCTCATGGTGCTCGACGCTGCGCCGCCAGCATTCATTGACGTGCGCATTGCCCCACAGCGCACGCTTCTCGGCGATCTGCTTGGCAACGCCAGGCATCTGGGCCTTCAGCCACGACCAATCGCGTTTTGTCGGTTCTTTGTCCATCTGTCCATCACCTCACAGTGAGTACGCATTCCCGCTCGATCTCGGGCGCGCGTGCCTGCCCACGCCGCGCACGCCCGCCGGCGCATCGCTCAGGGACGCACGGCCGTCCGGGCATGGCTCCGCCCTGCTGACGCTCTCCGGCTTTCGTTCCAGATTGAGCAGTCGCTGCAAGGTCACGGACACGCGGACAGCCGGGTGCGCCCGGTCGCGGTGGCCTACATGGCGGTGGCCCCGGTTGCCCCGAGCTTTTCCGCGCCGCCGCGCGATCGCTGCTCAGAACGGGCAACCATTGGGGTCCTCGTCGCTCTGCCCCGGCGTGGGGGCGGTTGATGAAACGCTGCCGCGAGCCGGCCCACTGGGCACGTCACGCGGCCGTCGATACACGCGCGGGCGGCCTGGCTCGCTGGAACGGCCTTCGGCCCAGCCCATGCGGCGCAAGGCTGCTGCTGCCTGCTTCTCGTGGAACCGGCCGGGCCCGAGCTTCTCAATGCCGATCCCGATCTTCGCGAGCAGCTTCACCAGCGAGATCTCGTTCACCAGCTGGCCGTCTGCGTTCTCGTTCAGCCAGTCGGCGATCGATGCCTCGATGGCGTTCTCGACCGTGCGCTGCTGTTGCTGCGGCAGGAACAGCGTGCGCTCCTCCTCAGGCGTCGGGAACATCCGCGCATTGCGGCGCACGCGGGCGACGGCCTCGGCGAACAGCTGGTCGCGGTTCTCCCTCACCCAATCGATGTCGATCGGCCGAGTCACGCGCACTGGCCAGAATCGCCGGTTGCCGGTCGGGTCGGTGAGGTAGTGGTCCTCGTTCGTCGATCCGCCGAAGACCAGCTGCCGCGGGTAGTCCCTGGCCCGCTTGTCGAAGCTGGCGCGGAAGTAGTCCGCCACCGACGCAATGAAGGCCTTGATCTTCGTCACGTCGGCTTTGCTGAAGGCGTCGAGCTCGGGGAACTCGTAGAGCCAGCGGCCCTGCAGCTGCTGGTAGCTGTCCTTCTCGCCGAGCACCAGGCCGGTGTCGGCGAACCAGTCGCCGGCGAGCGTGGCCAGCAAGGTGCTCTTGCGCAGGCCCTGTGCACCCTCGAGGATCAGCATGTAGTCAAACTTCACGCCCGGCGTCAGCGCACGGGCGCACATGCCCTGCAGGAACCAGGTGCCGGCGCGGGCCAGGTAGCGCTCGAGCGCGGCCGGGTGCTCGTCCTCCTCGAGCACGGCGCGCTTCAGCCACGTGGCCAACCGTTCCACCCCATCCCAGGCAAGCCCCTCCAAGTACTGCCGCACCGGGTGATAGCGATGGCGGTAGGCCACCATGCGCACGGCCTCCTCCAGCGTGCCTCGCGGCATGCTGGGCAGCCAGTGGTGGCGCGTGAGCCACTCGCCCATCAGCAGCTCGTCGACCTCATCCCACACGCCGGCCGGCGAGCCCCACGGCGCATCGCGGAGCTTCATCACGTCGTTGGTGAACTCGTTGAAGGCGATGACGCCTTCGATCTCGCGGATGCCGCGTAAGCGCCCTCTGCCCTCTGGCAACTCGATCCCATCGACGGCCAGCACCACGTTCTCGCGGCATGCCTTGATCGCGCCCTTCTCGGTCTCCAGAAGCGCGCGGCGCCATGCCGAGACATCGTCATCCGGGCTCGCGCCAGCGCTTGAAGGGGTCAACTCGCCTGACGCAGCTTTGGCGCGAGCCTCGTCCTGCGGTGGCACGAACGGAACGGCGCCGCGGATGAACGAACGCACCTGGTCGGGCGTCCACCCCTGCGCGATCGCGTCGGCAATGTCCCAGCCATCGCCTACCTGGCCGGGCTTCGGGATCTGGCACATGAGCACGGTGCACGACTGGTCGGCGGCCAGCACCGAGCCGATGTGCACCATCGCCTGCATGCCGGGCTGCTTGTGCTCTGGCAGCAGCGGCTTGCTCTTCGGGTCGACGCCGTTCTCTCGCTCCTCTTTCGTGAGGCGCGTGTGCTGGGCGTCGCAGTCTGGCCAGAGGTACACCGTGCGGCCCATCAGCCAGCCCCAGTTGGCATGCGCCCAGGCCTTGCACCCGCCCTGCCACGACACGAAATCGAACTCGTGCCCGAGCAGCTGATGACCGGCCTCGGCGCACTTCTCGCCCTCGACCAGCACCACCGGCACGTTGCGCGGATCGCCGCTCAGCAGCGTGGCGGGCACGTAGAGCGGGCGCGGCGCGTCCCACACCTTCCAATGCCAGCGCTGCAGCCCGCGGCCGTCGCTCTCGTCCACGCACCAGGTGCGTGGCATCGTGTCCTTTACCTGCTCGCCCTTTGAGTCGGTCCGCTCGAAGCGGGCAACGTGGCCATACAGCTGGCCCTCAAAGCTGTACTCCCAGGTGCGGACCGGCGTCTGCTCGATCCACACATCGCGCGCCTTGTCGTGGAAGGCGAAGATGAAGTCGGGGGTCGGTGCATTCGATGGCACAGGCACCACCGCACGCCATTTGCTCTTGCGCTTCGAGGGCTTGCTGGCGCGTGGCGCCTCATCCTCGGGTGGTGGAACCGGCCGATCGTCGGGCACATCTCCGGCCTGGCGCGACGCCTGCGCATGTGCAGGCGCCTGGACTCGCTCCCAGCCGAGATCCCGCATCAGCTCGCGCGCGGCCTGGCCGTTGTTCAGGCCCCGGATGCGCGCGTAGAGCGATATGAGGTCGCCGCCCTTCTCTTCGTCCGGTGCGGCGTTGTCGATCCACTGGCCGGTGGCCATGTTGACGTTCGCGCTCTCGCCGGACCCGCCGTCGAAATCGCCGACGTACCACCGGCCGTTGCGTTCGGTGCCATTGGGCAGCCACTGCAGCAGCAGAGACTCGACGCGGTCAAGCAGTGCCGCCGCGAGACCTGCGAAGTCGATCGGCTGGTCAGCCAAGCGCCCACCTCCGCGCGGAGGTGAGTCGTCCCCCGCACCGCGCGCAGCGGTGCCCCTCGTCCTGTCTTGGCATGGACTTCCTTGGTTGGCTCAGCTCAGAGGTCGAGCCACATGCACTGAACGTCGGCGATCTCCAGTGCCTCGGAACGCTCGGCACGCACCGGCGCTGCTGCGTCACGGAGCGCGTAGGCGCGCAACGGCCCTTCGGATTGCTCCACTGGCACCAGCTCGCCGGCGCGGGCCATGTTGCGCACCGTCATCCGCGCGGCCTCATAGCCCACCTGTGCCCGCTCCGCCAGGTCGCGGAACGTCACTGCCGGCCGGCCCAACGAGGCGAACTCCATCGCTGCGCCGGCCAGCGCAGACCGGATCTCACCGCGCGGGCGCATTGGTGCCCCTGTCGTCGAGCACACGCATGTGCTTCAGGTTGGCGTGGGTGAGCGGGAACGCGCCGCGCGGCTCGTCCAGGTACTCGAAATGCAGGTGATTGCCCCAGGCGTTGACGCTGCCCTTCGGCACCCAGCGGCACGGCCGGTTCAGCGGGCTCAGATAGATCACGCTCAGCGCCAGGTTGCGCGTGGTGACGGTGCCCGCGCTCATGCTGCGTACCTCGCGGTGGCCTGCATCTCCTCTATGCAAGTGAGCTGCGCCTGGCGCGCAAGCCATTGGCTCATCACCGTGTTGCCGATCACGGCCTCGACCAGTGCAACATGGCGGGCCGGCAGCTCGCGGCGCTTCTCGCGGCGGCTGAAGTAATCGGACACGTGGCTCAGATAAAGCGTGCCCGGGCCAGCCCGCTCCACGAGGCCGCTGTAGGTGAGGTTGCGCGGGAAGCGCAGCTTCCATGCCAGCCGGCATGCATGCCGCCATGAGGGCAGATTGCTGATCACGGCGGCCGGCACCACCAAGCGCTGGCGCTGCACCACGCCGCCCACCAGGGGCAGCTCCTGGGTGGCCCCATTGATGAATTTCATGGACATACCAGTTGCCTTACCAGTTGGGGTCGGGCGACAAAAGAGGCATGAACAGCCCGACCGATACGACGAAGAAAAAACCCGCCCGCCAGTCCTGCACCGAGGGAGGAGACAGAGGCAACTGCGGCAGGACCAGCCCGGCGTCGGGCCGCCGGCACCTGGGGCGGAAAGTGGGGCGGGCGTTCCGCCTGGGCTACGCTGGGAGTCACCACAACTTCAACCCAGCCCAAGGGAACGCCCATGGAAATACCACCCGAGCTGCTACCGCGGGTCGTCGGGCAATTGCTTGCCGGCGCCGCACGTTTGCAGGCCAGGCAGGAAATGCTCGAGTGCGTGGTTCGCGCACTCATCGCGGAGACTCCGCCCGCTCACCCGCTGTTCTGGAAAGCCTTGCATACAGCGAAATCAGATCTGGAGCAGCGTTCTGCTCGCGCCAGGCCGGAGAACCCACCGGAGATCGATGCCGCCGCGATGGCCTTGTGGAGCGAGCTGTGCGGCGCCTGCGCGCCACCAGGCGGGACCGGCAATCCGCCTTGACGCGCAACTCATCGACCCAGACGCCTGTGATCTCCATCTCAGGCCGCCTCCGGCGCGGGGTTCATCGAGGCGTCGTTCGCGGCCGGTGCGGGCACATCTGGTGCTCCCTCAGCGCCGATCAGCTCGGGCCAGATCTCGTGCCAGTCTCCCGGCCGGCAGTCCCACCGACGAACTACCCGGGCGCTGTGATGCTCGACGAGTACGCACTGTGCAGGAGCCAATCGCTTGACGGGCGAGTACAGGCAGTTGCGCATATGCCCAAGCGTCGTGCCGCACGCGGTAGCGAATGCCTCGCGAGCATCGTCGTTCGGCAGCAACTTCAAGTAGGTCTTCAAGACTTCCATGACGCGAGAATACACCAAATGGTGTCGTTCTACGCAAACACCATAAGGTGTAGTTACCGTGTTGCGATGAGCGCATGGGAGAACTAGACGAAACCGCCCGCGCCAGGATCGAGCGCCTTGTGAAATGGGTGAAGTTGCACCGCAAGGATCTGTGCGACGCAGATGGCGAGCCGTCGAGCACCAAGCTCGCTGCCGAGAGTCATCGCAGGCCGAGTTACTGGAGTGACGTGCTCCGCCTGCGGAAGCCGTCGTTCGGTGCCCGAGCAGCGCGAGATGCTGAGGACGCGTTCGGCATTCCGCCACTGCACCTCGATGGCGCAGGCTGGCCATTCGAGGAGGTTGACCAGGCCAGATTCGACAGGCTATCGCAGCGGCAGAAGGGTCGCATCGAACAGGCCCTTATGGACGCACTCGATCGCATCGAAGCAGAAACAAGCCAAAAACGAGACGCTGGCACGTAGTCGCCCCTGGCCGACTCTACATTCTCCAGCGTCAGAGTGGCCACTCACCTGTCAGCCCTTACGCCCCGCATCCAAGTGCACCGACCCTGGTGGAGTCGATCGATCGCAGTTGGGGATTGTTCGGGCCGCCTCCGGCAGCAAAATCCTGACTTCCTTACGACCAACCGCCATGCGAACCCACCTCTGCCTTGCCCTCACGTTCATTGCGACCGCGTGTGCGCCATTGAAACCTACTGCGCCACCCGACTTCTATGTGACAGCCCCGTTTGACGCCGCCCAAACCGCAGCGCAACTTGCTGAAGGAGTTGCACTCGTGCGGGGTAATGCGTTCCTCAGGCAGAACGGTGGCGGCGTCGTGACTTGCGCGGGCCAACAGGTCCTGATGGCGCCGGCAACCAAGTACTCGAAGGAACGGCTCGGCGGGCTTTACGGTTTCGCTTCAGTCACACGGGGCGGTGGCGTCAATAGCGAACGCACCTTCAACTTCATCCCCGATCCCCCTGAATACCGCAAGCTCATGCGGCAGGCGACGTGTGATGCGCAGGGCAACTTCGAGTTCGATCGCGTTGCAGATGGCGAGTATTTCGCCGTGGTCGAGGTGTCCTGGAAGGTAGGCCACCGAACAGAAGGCGGCAACGTGATGAAGCTCTTCACCGTAAAGGACGGGAGAACCTCGACCGTCGTGATCAGCGGTCAGTAGCCCTCCCCACCCAAGAATGAACCCGCCATGAGCGGGTTTTTTCACATCTACTGCGGTCGTTCGGCGCGTACTTCACCATTTGGTGTTGACATGAATTACACCGTTTGGTGTAATCCACCTCCACGCCATCCCGGCGTCGGAGGCAACGATGCACCCCACTTCACCGCAAGAGCGCGCCCAGCTGCAGATCAGCTCCTGCAGCGGCGCGGTTCACGCGATCCCCGCTGAGTCTGACCGCCGGTTCTGGCCGGTCATCGCCGACCGCCGCGCCGCCAACGACGGCCAGCCGCCCACCGACGACGCCCTGCGCAACCTCCTGGTGCGCCGCGGTCTCGCCCAGTCGCCGCGCCGCTTCAGCGGAGGCCCCATCACCGGCTTCGGAGCGCTGGCATGAGTGGCGCCCGCTACCCGTTCTGGGCCGGCCTGGGCATCGCCCTTGTGGTGCTGCTAGCGAGGTGGGCGGCATGAGCATGACCCTCTGCACCAAGCCCGTCACACGCCGCTCCGCGGTGCTGATCCGCGACGGCAGCAAGCCACGCGAGTTGATCGTCACGCTGCACGCCGAGTACGTCACCCTGCGGTTGCTCGGCACACGGCGCGAGGAGACCTACGGCCTCGAGGCGCTGTACCACGCTGCGGTCAAGGGCCGTGTCTTCCGCCAGCGCATGGAGAAGGCGAAGGACAAGAAGCAGAAGCGCGAGTGGAGAAAGCCGCGATGAGCGCCCGCCCCCTCTTCCTCTGCCGCCGCCGCACTGCCAGCGACTTCCTGGGCACCGAAGGCCACACCGAGCCACGCGCATCCCAGCCTGCCGCGCTGCCCCGCATGGACAGCACGGAGGGCTACGCACGCATCGACTCCGGCCGCCTGAGCCGCCACCGTGCCGAGTCGCCAGACGAAGCCGCAGCGGCCGAGCAGCGCCGCCGCGCCAACGTCGAGCGCCTGGCCGACGACACCATCAGCCGCCGCTGGTGGCTCGTGTGGGCGCTCGTGTTCGTCCTGTCGATCGTCGCGTCCAAGTACTTCCCGGGCACCTGGGGCGCGGGGTGGCACCTGTGAAGCGCCCACCCCAACCCCCCGACGACCTGCGCACCGACGCCGAAGCCCGGCGCCCCCTGTGGCGCGGCATCTTGGTGGCGCTGGCCGCCGTGTCGCCCTTGCTCGTCGCCGCAGCGGCGGTTCTGCTGCCCTGGTGGGGGCGCTGAGCATGGACGCCACCCTCGAGGCCGAGTCCGGCCAGGCCACGCTCGACGGCATCGCGCCCGATGTGCAGGCGCCCGCACCGCCCGCCGGCGAGGCGTTCAAGTTCGCGCTCGTCGGCCGGACCATGGCGCCCGCCCACGTGCACACCGCGCGCCACGACGACGTGCAGCTCGTGGTGCTGGTGGAGCAGAGCATCCCGCACCACCCCCAGGCCGTGCCGCTGCTGGCCGCCTGGACGCTGCCGCACGACGCCTGCTTCGCTGAGCGGCACGAGCGCGCCGCGGCGCTGGCCGCGCAGATGCCCCAGGGGGCCACCGTGATCGTGCTCGGCCACGGCCTGGAGTTCGGCCACCACCAGAAGCAGCCGGTGCTGCGCCTGCTGCACTGCACCGGCATCGCTCTCCCTCAATCCCACCACGGAGCGGTCTGACCATGCTCACCGACACCCGAATCCTGCACCGCCATGGCGGCTGCGAAGTCATCGTCCAGCAGCATCACATCGGCTGGCCCGACGGCACGAGCCTCGCGCTCCACCCGCTGCGCATGAACGGCTGCGACGACTTGTGGCGCCGCGCAGTGCTGCTGCCTGATGGCCGCTGCATCGTGTTCGACCTCCGCAGGATCTGCCCCGCGCTGCGATCGGAGTTGGCCATCCTGATGCCACGCGACCACCGCGGCTGCGTGATGCACCGGCTGCGCTTGAGCTTCGGCAGCGCCGACCAGGTGCTGGCTTTGATCGAGCAGCACTCCGATCTGGAGTGGTACCCCAGCGCCGCGGCGCCGGTGATGGATGCGTGGCAGCAGGCGCCGCTGCTTGCAGCATGAGCACCACGCGCTACCTGCCCAGCCTCATCGGGCTCACCGGCCCGGCCGGCAGCGGCAAAGACACCGCGGCGCGCTACCTCGAGCAGGCGCACGGCTACCGCATCGTGTCGTTCGCTGCGCCGATCCGCGCCATGCTCGGCGGCCTGCTCGGCTACGTCGGCGAGCACAGCGGCTGGATGACCGAGCGCGAGCTCAAGGAGCAGCCCATCCCAGGCATCGGCCGCAGCTATCGCGAGCTGGCGCAGACGCTGGGCACCGAGTGGGGCCGCAATGTCCTGGGCACCGAGTTCTGGCTCGACCTGCTCGCCACGCACTGCACCCGGCGCGGCGGCACCCATTTCGTGGTGACCGACGTGCGCTTCCCCAACGAGCTCCAGCTGCTGCGCGCCGCCGACGGCGTGATCTGGCAGCTGCTTCGCCACGGCATCGGGCCCGTGCGCGACCACGTCAGCGAGAGCGCCCTTGGCGCGGCCGAGCCCGACGCCTGTCTTCTCAACAGCGGCACGGCCGAGCAGCTGCATGAGCGCATCGAGGCGCTGCTCGCCGAGCCATCAACCCGGCGCAGCAGCGCCCAACCCGGAGCCCACCAATGACCACCGAACAGGCCACCGCGCCCGCCACCGCCATGCACCACGGCGGCATCCTCGTCCCCGGCGCCATCGTCACGCCCGCCGGCGTGCGCTACGCGCTCGTCGTCGCACCCAAGGCCCTCGGCGAGACCGAGGGCAAGTGGTCGACCGGCCGCAGCAAGCTCATCGAAGGCGCCGGCAGCTACTGGGACGGCCTGGCCAACACCAACGCCATGGCCGAGGCCGGCAGCAAGCTCGCGAAGTGGGCCCGCGCGCTGGAGATCAACGGCCACAGCGACTGGTACCTGCCCAGCCGCGACGAGCTCGAGCTGCTCTACCGCTACCTCAAGCCGACCGCGCGCGAGAACTACTGCTATTTCCGCAGCGGCGACAACCCGAGCAGCGCGCCGGCGGGCTACCCGTACACCGCACAGGCGCCTGCACAGACCGCCAGCGAAGAGTTCCGCGCCGGCGGCGCCGAGGCCTTCGAGCCCGTGTGGCACTGGTCGAGCACGCAGTACTCGGCCGACGGCGCCTGGAGCCAGGGCTTCGACTACGGCAACCAGAACGGCTACGACGAGGGCTATGAGGCCCGCGCCCGAGCCGTCCGCAGATTCCTTCTCGCTTGAATCCTTCAATCCTTTTCTCACAGGGAGGCACAGCCGTGCGCATCGCCAACGTCACCATCAACATTCACGCCCCGTCGCCTATTAGCGCCGGCCTCGCCGACGCGCCCTTATCAAGCCTGGTCGAGCGCTACAGATACTCGGAGCCCGAGGCCGGCCAGGTCAGCGCGATCTCGACCCTCACGCCGCCGGCGATCGGCGCCGTGTGGCCCGGCATGGGCGGCATCTATGCCGGCGTCTCGCGCGGCGAGGACGGCCAGCCCGACGCGCACCTGGTGCTGGCCGAGGTCGACACCGGCAGCAAGTTCAAGTGGCAGGCCGCCGTCGAGTGGGCCGCCAGCGTGTGCACAGATGGCCACACCGACTTCAGGCTGCCGACACGCTTCGAGAGCGCGCTGCTGTACGCCAACCTGCGGGACCGCTTCGAGACCAGCCCCTGGTACTGGACCGGCACGCAGTGCTCGGCCGGCGACGCCTGGTTCCAGTACTTCGGCGGCGGCAGCCAGACCAACGACGACAAGGGCTATGAGGCCCGCGCCCGAGCCGTCCGCAGATTCACCGTTTGATCCTTCGGTCCTTTGAGCCATGGCCCTGCACACCGATCTCCCGATCTACAAGACGGGCGTCGAGCTCGTGACCCTCGCCGTCAATGCGCAAGCGCAGATGCCCCGCAGTGTGAAGCGCACGCTGGGCGAGAAGATCAACCAGCATTGCATGGAAATGCTCGACCGCATGGCGATGGCCAACGCCACGCAGCGCGAGGAGCGAGCGGCGCACATCGCCGCGCTGCTCAAGCACGTGCGGTCGGCGCAGATCCTGTTCCGGGTGAGCCACGACTGCCGGCACCTCTCGCCGCGGCTGTGGGCCACGTCGGTGCAGCTGCTCGACAGCATCGGCAAGCAGGGCGGCGGGTGGCTCAAGAGCGCATCGCACCGCAAGGCGCCTGCAGCATGACGGTCAAGGCCCCCATGCCCGTGCGCAATTTGAATCTGGTCGTGCCGCTGCCTCACGAGGGCACCGACAGGCGCACCACGGATACCCCTGCCTCCGGGCAGCAAGGGTCCGGCGCAGTCGCCCCGCTGATCGGCCCGCAGGGCCTTCGGCGCGGCGACGTGGATAGCACGCACCGACGCAGTACTCGGCCGACAACGCCTGGAACCAGAACTTCAACAACGGCAACCAGAACAACAACGACAAGGGCTATGAGGCCCGCGCCCGAGCCGTCCGCAGATTCAAGCCCGTTCCCCTTCGAGCAGCTGGTGCTGGCCTACCTGGACTGTCGCCGCAACAAGCGCAACAGCACCAGCGCGCTCGCCTTCGAGTCCCGTCTCGAGCACAACCTGTGCGAGCTGCACGAGCAGCTCGTCGACGGCAGCTACCGGCCCGGCCGCAGCATCTGCTTCGTCGTCACCCGCCCCAAGCCCCGCGAAGTGTGGGCCGCCGACTTCCGCGACCGCATCGTCCACCACCTGCTTTACAACCACATCGCGCCGCGCTTCCACGCGGCCTTCGCGGCCGGCAGCAGCGCCTGCATTCCCGGCCGCGGCACCCTGTACGCCGCCCGGCGCCTGGAGCACGACGTGCGCGGCATCACCCAGAACTGGCAGCGGCCGGCGCACTACCTCAAGTGCGACCTGGCCAACTTCTTCGTGGCGATCGACAAGCCCACGCTGTTCGACCAGCTGGCCGCGCGGATCTCGGCCGACGCCGAGGCCTGGTGGCGGCAGCTCACCCACACCATCCTGTTCCACGACCCGCGGGCCGACGTGGAGCTGCGTGGCCGGCCCGAGCTGCTGCGCCTGGTGCCGCCGCACAAGAGCCTGTTCAACGCGCCGGCCGACACCGGCCTGCCGATCGGCAACCTGAGCAGCCAGTTCTTCGCGAACGTGCACCTCGACGCGCTCGACCAGTTCGTCAAGCACCAGGTGCGCGCCCGCCGCTACGTGCGATACGTCGACGACTTCGTGCTGCTGCACGAGAGCGCGGCCTGGTTGAACGCCGCACTGGTCAGGATCGGCGCCTTCCTGCCCGAGCGCCTGGGCGCCCGGCTGAACCCGCGCAAGACGATCCTGCAGCCCGTGGCGCGCGGCGTCGACTTCGTGGGCCACGTCATCAAGCCCGGCCACCGCAGCACCCGCCGCGGCACCGTGGCCACCGCCCTGCGCCGCCTCGAGTACCTGCCCGCTGCCGAGGTGCACACGGTGGCCAACAGCTATCTCGGCCTGTTCCGCCAGGCCAGCCACAGCCACGCCGACCGCGCGCGCCTTGCCAACGCCGTGCGCCGGCGCGGGCACTGCGTGGCGGCCGATCTCACCCGGTGCTTTCGCACCACCTGACCCACCGCCACCGGAGACCCCATGGACGAGACCATCATCCGCATTGAGCTCGACTGCCTGCGCGAGAGCCCGACCAATCCCCGCCGCCACTTCGATGCGGCCTCGCTGGGCGAGCTGTCGCTCAGCATCGCCAGCCAGGGCGTCATCGAGCCGATCATCGTGCGGCCGGCGCCCAACCGGCCCGGCGACCAGCGCAACCTGCAGGTCACGCACGAGATCGTCGTCGGCCACCGCCGCTATCGCGCGTCGCTGCTGGCCAAGCTGCTCGACATCCCTTGCGTGGTGCGAGATCTCGATGACGAGCAGGTGCGGGTGATGCAGATCCACGAGAACTTGCACCGCGAGGACGTGAACCCCATCGAGGAGGCTGACGGCCTGGCCGAGCTGGCCAGCGTGCACAAGGTCAAGGTCGACGACCTGGTCAAGCGCACCGGCAAGAGCCGCAGCTATGTGTACGGGCGCATCCGCCTGGCCAGTGCGGCGCCCGAGGTGCGCGAGGCCTGCCTCACGGGCGGCCTGGGCGGCGAGATCGGCACGCGCATCGCGCGCCTGGCGTCGCACAAGCTGCAAGTCAAGGCGCTGAAGGAACTGCACAAGACCGTTTACGACCCAGCGACCGGCGATATGGTGCCCGCCGGCTGGGCCAGCGACCGCGAATCGAAGCAGCTGCTGTCCCGGTACGTCGTGCTGCTGGTCGACGTGTCCTTCGACCTTGCCGACACGAAGCTCGCGGAACGAGCAGGCGCCTGCACAACCTGCCCGAAGCGCGCCGGCAACGACCCGGACCTCGCGTCCGAGCTCGACCCCGACACCTGCACCGATCCCGTGTGCTTCGACGTGAAGAAGGAGGCGGCCCGGCAACGTGTCATCGTCGCTGCCAGGAAGGCCGGCCGACCCGTGCTCGAGAACGACGAGGCCAAGGCAGTGTTGCCTCACCACTGGAGTCGGCCGGAGGGCTACAAGAGCCTCGACGGCGTTGCGTTCTCCGAGCTGGAGAGCACCGACGGCACGCTGGAGACGCATCGCCAGGTGACGTGGCGCGAAGCCCTGGAGCGCGCCGGCAAGAAGGCGCCGAAGCCCACGCTGCTGGTCAGCCCGCACGAGGAAGACACACTCCTCGACCTGATCACGACCGACCAGGCCGAGAAGCTGCTGACCGCGCTGGGCGTTCCTACCCCTTCGCCTGCTGCGCAAGCGCAGAGGAGTGGCGACGACGAGGAGCAAGAGGCGGACGGCCCCGACGAGCGACCGCCCGAGATCAAGGCGTTCGACCAATGGCTGCTGTGGGCCCGCGTGCGGCGCGAGATCATGCGGCGGGTCTCGACGAGCGACCGCACGCTCGACGAGCTACGCCTGCTGGTGGCCGTGTTCTTCGAGTTCTTCGATGACATCCCCGCTGACACCGCCGAGATCCTCGGCTGGACCGCGGAGCTCGATTCGCTTGCTTACGATGACATGGTGGCCTTCGTGGCCGCGAAGACGGAAGCGATGGGTGGCGACGAGCTCGGGCGCCTGCTGGTGCTGCTGTCGCTCGAGCAAGCGCCGGTCGGCTATGGCCACCAAGCCGAGAAGAAGCTGGCGCTGGCGCAACGCTACGGCGTCGACGTGCTCGCGATGGCGGCGCGGGGCGAGAAGGAAGACGAAGATCAGACCGACGACGCCGGCTCCGCCGGCGGGAGCGGTGCGCAGGCCGACATGCTTGAGGGAGCCGGAGCATGACGATCACCTTCGCCACCTGGTGGATTCCGCTCGTGATCACCGTCGTCGGCCTGGCCTGGGCCTTCTTCTGGGTCGGTCGCGATGACTGGGGCATGTTCGCGGGCCTGAGCACCATCTTTGCACTGGTGCCGGTGCTTGCCCTCTCCGCGGTCAGCTGGGCGCTGTGGGGAATCTTCAAATGAGCGACTGGCCCTCCGAGTACCTGCAGCTCATCGAGGACTGCGAGGCACGCGAGTCGCGCCTGTCCGAGTGGGATGGCCAGTTCCTCGACTCGATCAAGCGCCAAGTCGGCGAAGGCCGCCACCTCTCGCCGAAGCAGATCGAGAAGCTCGACGAGATCTGGGAACGTGCGACAGCGAAGGGGTGAGCAATGAAGCACACCTGCCATTGGCCAGGCTGCGCCCAGGCCGTCCCGCCAGCGATGTGGGGCTGCAAGCCGCACTGGTATCGCTTGCCGAAGCATCTGCGCGACCGGATCTGGGCGGCCTACGTTCCTGGCCAGGAGATCACCAAGACGCCGTCGCGCGAGTACATCGACGCTGCCAACGCCGTGCAGGCCTGGATCGCCGCACAGCCCAAGCCGGCGCAGGAGTCGCTGCTGTGACTCGCAAGCGCTGCCGCCGCCGCGTCATCGTGGCCATGCCTCCGCGCGGCCTCCGCCCACGCCTGGCTGACGACCAGGTGCGTGACCTGGCCATGGTGCACCTGGTCAACCTCGACGCGATCGCCAAGGGCCTGGCCGACGAGTCCACGCTGTGGCACTGGGTGGGCGGCCTGTTCACCTGGTCGCGCGTGGCCACGCTGCTGCAGACCGGCGAGCCCGAGATGGAGTTGCAGCTCGCCCTGGCCACCGCCGTGCTCGATCGCTATGAGCGCACGCGCCGCATCGGCTTCAGTGGGCCGGAGTATCAGCAGGCCAAGGATGGCGTCGTCGTGATGGACCAGCTGGCCGAGCTCGTCGACCGGCCCACCGCGATCGCGGCGGCCGAGTGGTCGGAACGTCGGGTCAATCAGCTCGAGGCCGCGCGCGCGGTGACATGATGACGCCCCAGCACGATCGCCAAGCCGCCCGTCGGGCGCTCGTGCGCCTGCTGGCCGAACAGATCGTGCAGCAGGCCTATGATCGCCCGCGCACCAAGGAGACCGACAGCCATGCGAGCCGCCCTGTACGCGAGGTACAGCACCGACAAGCAGCGCGAGACCTCGATCGCTGACCAGCTCCGCGGCGCCATCGAGCGCGCGGAGCGAGAAGGCTGGGAGATCGTTGCACGGCACGCGGACGAAGGCATCAGCGGCTCGGTGCCCGTCGCTCTCAGGCCCGGAGGCAAGGCGCTGCTGGCCGACGCGCTGGCCAGGCGCTATGACGTGCTGATCGTCGAAGGCCTGGACCGGCTCAGCCGCGAGATCGGCGAGGCCGAGCAGCTGGTCAAGCGCCTGGAACACCGCGGCATCCGCATCATCGGCACCGCCGATGGATACGACACCGAGGCGCGCGGACGCAAGGTCATGCGCATCGCGCGCGGCCTGGTCAATGAGCTCTACCTCGACGATCTGCGCGAGAAGACTCACCGCGGCCTGGCTGGCCAGTTCGATCGCGGCCTGTCCGCCGGCGGCCGCAGCTATGGCTATCGCACGGTCGAGGCGCCTGGCGGCCGCGCGCAGGCCATCGACGAGACCGAGGCAGAGCACGTGCGGTGGATCTTTAGCCGCTACGCCGACGGCGCGTCGCCGGCGGCCATCGTGCACGAGCTCAATCGCCGCGCGGTGCCGGCGCCCCGAGGCGGCACCTGGGCCGTCAGCGCGCTCTACGGCAGCGCGGCGCGCGGCCTCGGGCTGCTGCACAACGAGCTCTATGTCGGCCGCGTCATCTGGAACCGCCGCCAGTGGCTGAAGGACCCGGACACCGGCAAGCGCCGCTATGTCGAGCGCCCGCAGCACGAGTGGCAGGTGCGCGAGGCGCCTGAGCTGCGCATCGTCGACGCCGCGACCTGGTCGACAGTGCGTGCACGCGCGGCTGGCCAGCTCGTGCGCGGCGCCGCGACGTCGACGTCACGCAAGGGCGGGCGCCCTGCGCGCACGCTGTTCGGTGGCCTGCTGCGCTGCCCGACCTGTGCCGGACCCATCGTGGCGATCAACTCCAGCCGCTACGGCTGCAGCATCCACAAGGATCGCGGCCCCGCTGCTTGCGCGAACGCCAACACGGTGCCGCGCGAGGCCGTCGACGGTCGACTGCTTTCGGTACTGCGCGACGAGCTGCTCGGCCAGGACTTGGTCGCCGACCTGCAGGCCGACGTGCGCGAGCTGCTGGCCCAGCGCCGGCGCGAGGCCGTCGCCGGAAGTGCAGGCGCCCGCGATCGCGCGAAGGCACTTGACGAAGAGATCCGCCGCATCGTCGACGCGATCGTCAGCATCGGCATCAGCCCTGCGTTGCAGCAGCGGCTCCAGGCGGCCGAGGCCGAGCGCGCGGCGATCGAGGCCCAGGCCGCGCCTGGCATCGACGACCAGGTCGCGCTCTCCATGGCGGAGGCGGTGCGAGCCTACAAGCAGCTGCTGCTCGACCTGCGGCCGGCGCTCGAGCGCGTGGACGATCGTGAGCGCACGCGCGCGTTGATCGCCCAGATCATCGGGCCGGTGGAGCTGGTGAGGGGGGAGGATGGGGCAACCTATGCTCGGTTGCCTGACCCGACCGCCGGGCTGCTCAAGGCAGCCGGCGCGGAGTCTCTAATTGTGGTTGCGGGGGCTGGATTTGAACCAACGACCTTTGGGTTATGA